CCCTTGCGGCCCTGGTTGGTTGGTGGCTTACTGAAATGCCAAAAATACGGGGACAGAAACAAACGGTGTTGACTACCGCTAACCGTCTTGACTTGGCGGTCACTTTGTTTGATTTGTTGGCCGATGTGCTTGAAGTTCGGTTCGGCGCGAAACTCACAAAGGCTTACGGGCGGAACGCAGTGCAAATGCCTGATGGTTCACGATGGATAATTCGAGCCGCAAAACCTAATGTTGGTCACGGCACTTCAAATGACCTAATTGTTGCTGACGAAATTTGGGACATTTCCGAAGAAGCAATTGACGGCGGTTTAATTCCATCGCAACGCGCTAGGCGTTCCCCTTTGCTTTCAATGTGGTCAACAGCGGGGTCAGAATCCAGCACCGTTATGAAAAAATGGCGGGAACAGGGTTTGCGCGCGATTGACACAGGAAAAACATCCACTTTCTATTTGGCCGAATGGTCGCCTGACCCATCACTAGATGTGAACCTAGAAAGCACCTGGAAGTGGGGCAACCCCAGTTTAGGTTTCACAATTTCAATGGATACTTTGCGAAGCGAATCAATGAACCCGAACCGCGCCCAGTTTTTGCGCGCGTCATGCAACCTGTGGGTTGCTAGTGACCAGGGATGGATTCCGCCAGGGATGTGGCCACAGTTGGAATACAAAGAACCTATTCCCGATGGCGGTTATTTAGGCATCGAAGTTTCGTTAGATGACTCACGATATTTTGGTGTGCGCGCTGTGCAATTAGAAAACAGAAAAGTTGCAATAACCGTTGCTTTTGTTGCCGATTCTTACAATGAAATGCTGAGCGAAGTTTCAAAGCTTGCCGGGACTTCCGTCAAATTTCTTATTTCGCCAAGTATCGAAATTCATTGGCCAACGCAATATGACGCAAGCACAGAAATTGTTGGTTACGGCGAAATTGTTCGTTACACCGCTGGCGTAAAAAACATGATTTTTGAAGGGATGCTAGTTCACGATGGTTCAAAACAATTAAGCGAACATGTTCAACGCGCGGTGGCCGTAAAAGCCGAATCATCAATCGCGTTAAGTTCGGCGCGAAGCCCAGGCGAAATATCTTTGGCGCGTTGCATGGTGTGGACTGCCGCAATGGCCAGCCGCCCCACTGTGGTTGGGAAACCCATCATTGCTTTCAGTAGTCGCTAATGTGCTTAGTGGCGTTGGGTCGTTTCTTACCTTTTGTCGGGATTGGATGAGTCCTCGGCCCAATGCCACCAAAAAACCGAACACTATGGGACACTGAAACATGGCGATTTTTAAAACAAAGGTGACAAAGGCGGCAATTTCGCCACAGCAAGCACCTATCACCGCGGCCGCTGGCGGCACTTACTACACAGGCAACGGCTCAGGTGAGCAATCAATCGGTGAATACTATTCCTACATCCAGGGTGATTTGCGCAACCGCGCAATGCGCGTACCAACAATCAACCGCGCGCGCGACCTCATCGCATCAGTCGTTGGCAACACGCCAATGAAAATGTATCGCAAACGCTGGGATGAAACCGAAGGCGAAATGATTGAAGAACCAATCGCGCCGCGTTCATGGCTGGCACAACCCGACCCACAACTCACCTATTCAACTTTTTGGTCATGGGTTTTTGATGACCTTTTCTTTTTTGGGCGCGCTTTCCTTTGGATAAGTAGCAGGACTAGTGACGGAATGCCTGCTTCCTACTCGCGGCTACCAGCCGCAATGGTGAACACGCTCGACATGACTGGGCCTGTTTTCGCGTTCGGTAAATCAAACCAAATTTATTTTCAAGGCGCACAAATACCAACCGAAGATGTTGTTCAAATCATCGGTGCAAACCAGGGCATTATTTACCAATCGCCACAAGTCATTGCAACTTCACTTGCTTTGGAAGATGCGCGCCTGCGCAATTCCAGTTCAGCCTTGCCCGCGGGCGTTTTGCGCCAGACCTCAGGTGAACCCCTATCAGGCCAAGAACTTTCTGAACTTGCACAAGCATTCGAGCAAGCAAGAAAATCAAACCAAATTGCCGCAATCAACCAATTCGTTGAATGGCAACCAACCGATGTTGACGCATCAAAAATGTTGCTTTCGGAAGCCGCCGAATTTCAATCTAAAGAGGCGGCGCGTATGTGCAACATCCCGTTTTTCTTGAATGGAAACTCAGTCGGTTCATACAGTTACCAAAGCAACCAGGGCGCACGCCAGGACTTGTATGTCTTTGCGGCACGCTCATACATGTCAGTCATTGAACAAACCATGAGCATGAATTCAATTCTTCCTCACGGAACTTGTGTCAAATTCGATATTGACGAATACCTCAGCGAAATTGTCAACGGCGAAGAGGAAAGCGACTATGCGGAAACGCCTGAAGAAACAATGCCAACAATGAACCCAAATATGGAGTAAAAAAGAATCATGCTTAAACTTATTTCAACCGATTTAACCCTGGATGCGGCCGCGATTGAGGGAATGCCTAGCCGTTCCGTTTCGGGTGTTGCAGTTCCTTATGGTGTTGCCGCAACGGTGAGCGATGGAACAAAAGTCATTTTTGAACAGGGCAGTTTGCCAACCGATGGCAAAGCCCCAAAACTTTACCTGAACCATGACAGTGAACAGGCTGTTGGCATTGTGACGGAACGCGTTGATACGCCTGAAGGCATGATGTTTTCAGCACGAATCAGCAAAACCCCACAAGGCGATACCGCGCTGACGCTGGCACTTGACCAGGTTATTGATTCAGTCTCAGTAGGTGTGAACCCCACCAAATTTAAAATAACTGACGATGGAACAATGCTTGTGCAGGCCGCTGATTGGATTGAGTTATCGCTAGTCACTGGCCGCCCCGCATTTTCAGGTGCAGTCATTACCGATGTCGCCGCGACAGAACCCGAAGCAGAAACCGAAACCATCCCCCACGAAGACGAAGAAAAAGATATTATTCAATCAGAAGTTACTCAACAGGAGACAGAAAACATGAACGAAGCAACCCCAGTAGAAGCCGCAATCCCAACTTCACCAGTTGTGTTTGCTGAAGCAAAGCGCGAATTTAAAATGCCATCAGCGGGTGAATATCTTGCCGCTATGCACATTGGTGGAGACACTTTCCGCAAAGTGAACGCCGCTTATCACGAAGCCGCACGCCGTGGACAGTCAGCAATCGAAGCAGTCTCACAGGATTTGACCACTGACACCCCAGGTTTGCTACCTGTTCCAGTGCTTGGCCCTGTGTTTCAAAATATTAACCTGCAATATCGCCCAGTTGTTGCCGCATTCGGCACACGCGCGATGCCACAAGGTTCAGGCATTTCGTTTACACGCCCAGTGATTTCACAGCACACCGCGGCAGGTGTACAAAGCACCCAGGGAACGGCAGTCACTTCACAGACAATGACGCTTAGCGCATCGACTGTGAGCCGTCAAACCGTTGCTGGGTCAATCCAAATCGCACAACAAACGATGGACTTCACAGACCCTGCCGCAATGAATGTCATTTTGAATGACCTTGCTGGCCAGTACTTGAAGCAGACCGACAACATCGCGGCTGATTATTTGGTTGCACAGAAACAGGCATCGGGTTACACCTGGACTGTTACCGCAGGCGATGTGTCAACGCTCATCACTGGCATTTACGGTTGTGCAGAAAACATTTCAGCAACAACCAACTTGTTCCCAACCCATCTTGTTGTGTCAGTTGATGTATGGCGCAAACTGGGCAGTCAGGTTGACGATGTAAACCGACCTGTATTTCCAGCAATTGGCGCACCTGGCCTATTGGGAATGAACACACTCGGTGCAGGTTCAGCCGCATCATGGTCGGGCATGAACCCGCTTGGCTTGGAAATCGTTGTTGACGGAAACCTTGCAAGCGGCACAATGCTCGTAGTTCACGGCCCAGCCGTGGAATTGTATGAGGCCCAGCAAGGGATGCGTAGTGTGGAAGTTCCTGACCTTTTGGCTCGCACATTTTCCTACTATGGATATTTCGCAACCTTTGCACAAGACGGCCCGAACCCATCGGCAGTTGCAGGAAGCCAGTTCATCCAAGCAATCACAGTTGCTTAGTCGAAAGGCGGCGTAACCGCCAATGGCTACCTACACAGTCACCCACAGACAGTTACTTGACAACTACGCCGTATTGCAATTACTGACCCCCTCAGAAATTGCAATCGGCCAGTCAATAACCGTTAGCGGAATTTCCGCGCCTTTCGCGGGCACTTTCACCGTTGTTGCATTGCCTGAATATTTGTATGTTGGCACTGACAGTGAAGGTGATTTGGATTTTGACCCGTTCACACCAATCCCTAACCAGGTGCTTTACGCGTGCACGGGCTCGAATATTGACCGCGGCGCGTCTAGCGGAAGCGTGGCATATGCCCCTGTATGCACTTGGATTACCGCTAACGACATTTCAGACTGGTTATATGTCGCCACCGCTACGGCGGCCGACCAATCATTTTTGACAATTTGTGCGTCAGCGGCAAACCAGTTTGCGTATCGCAGGAGACAGGAAAGCGGCTATTTTGATTCGCTGACTACCGTTCCTAGCCAGGATGTCAAACTTGGGACAATCATGTATGGCGGCGCGCTTTACCGTCAACGCGGCTCAGTTGATGCGTTTTCATCGTTTAATGAAATGGGTTCACAACCGCCAGTGGCATTGTCGGCAATGGTGCAACAGTTGCTAGGTATTCAACGCCCACAGGTTGCATAAATGCCAACCGCCTACACCGACCTATTGAACAAGGCGTTGGACAATCTCGCCACCGCGCTCACATCGATAACGCCAGCAATTCCTGTTGTGACTGACCCGCGCAACATACAGGGTGCGTGCGCATTTATTAACGCCCCAACATTTAGCACCCCGCTAATGAAAAACAAACGAATCCAATTGACCTTTCCAGTGCAACTCATTGTGCCTGGCCCTTTTAACCTGGATGCGCAACGCAAACTGTTAAACATGACCGCGCAACTGTTAGGTGCAAATGTGGCCATAACCGAAGGCCGCCCCACATCAATTGAGATTGGCGGCGCGTTGTATCCTTGCTATGAAGTCATCGTAAACATGGAAGCGAGCAGTTTATGAAATATGTAATAAAGTCAATAAAAGTGGGGGTAATTGGCGAAGAATTTGTGCCAGTTGCCGGGATTAACCTTTCAGCTCTTTTGGATGGCGGTTTTATTGCTGTTCAAGAATCCACCGACTCACCGAAAAAAACACCTACTATAAAGAAAACACCTAAGGAGTAAACCAACATGGCAACAACAGTTTTTCTCAGCAACATCACTACCCTCACTGTGAACTCAGTGGATGTGTCCGATCAGGCCACCGCAATCGTTTTCACGAACAGCCGCGAGCAACTTGACAAATCGACTCTAAAAGATACATCCAGGCTCTACACGGGCGGGTTGTTCAATAATGAATGTACGATGACCTTGTTCCAGTCATACGCCGCAGGCGAAACCTATGCGACACTTGCCGCACTTGTAGGAACTGCAACGACTGTTGTTGCAACTGTTACCGAAGGTGCTGTAACGAAAACTTTCACCCTGGCCAATTGCTATCTCGAAAGCATGCCTGTCGTGAACGGTGCTTTGGGAGAGTTGTCAACGGTTGATTTGACATTCACGGGCGGAACTTACACCGCTAGTTAATCACGGCCTAACGGCCCGACACGAAAGGCAAGTTAATGAAACTACAAATGCAAGTCACGCCATCCCCTGGCGATGAACCAATCACGGTTACAACAAATTTGTTGTGCATCGCTGAATGGGAAAAATCAGAAAACCGCAAAGTTTCTGACGGCAAGGGAATTGGTGTTAATGACATGGTTTGGTGGGCGCACTTTTTGTTAAAGCGAAGCGGCCACAAAATCGAAGCAACACCAAAACTGTGGTTAGACAATCACCCTGACATGGAAATTGATTCAGCGGATATGACTAACGCAAACCCTACGGTCGCGGCACTTACCGAAAGCAACTAGCAGAACTATTAGTTTCAATCGGTTGGTGGCCGCCGCACATCGAATTTGACACCCGTGACCTGCAAACAGTTATTAGTGTTTTGAATGAGCAGGCGAAAGAAAGGCGGCGCGGGTGATAACGAATTCGGTTCAGGTGTACGGCGTGAAATCCGCGTTAAAAGAACTGAACAAAATAAACCCTAAATTGCGCCGTGAATATACGAAACGGTACAAAGACATTGTGAAGCCTGTCGTTCAGGCCGCCAAAATAGCGTTTCCGAAGTCTGCCCCATTGTCAGGCATGGCACGCCCTACGGGCCGCCTGGGCGGTTGGGATGGCGGTTTAGTGGCAAAAGGCGTAGTCGCCAAAATTGACACCCGTAAAGCGCGCCCAGCAACCGAAACTGTTGGCGCATTCTTTGTAGTGCAAAAGACTGGTTGGGGTTCAATTTATGACATTGCAGGGCGAAATAATCCAGGTTCACAATTTGTGCAAAACCTCATTAATAATGGCGCGCCTAATGCGTCACGCGCAATGTGGCCTGCATATGAAGGCAATGCGGCTGAAATCCAACTTGCTGTGCTTGAATTAGTTGGCGATGTAATGAGCGATGTGAACAGGAATTTGGTGGTTAACAGTGGCAATTAAAATTCCAATCATTTCGGAATTTAATCCGAAAGGCGTTCAGGCCGCTAAAGCCGAATTTGCAACTCTGCAAGGCACAGGCTCAAAAGCAATGTTCCTGTTGCAAAAAGCGGTATTGCCAGCGGCCGCCGCAATCGGGACATTCACTTCAGTTATTTCGCCAGCGATTCGAGCCGCATCAGATTTCCAGGAAGCAACCTCAAAAGTCAATGTAGTTTTTGGGCGGGCATCTAAAAGCGTTAAAGATTTTGCTGACGGTGCGGCCCGCAATCTAGGCCAATCGAAACAAGCCGTTTTGGATGCGGCTGGAACTTTCGGCACATTCGGTAAAGCGGCAGGTTTAGCAGGCGAAGACCTTTCAACCTTTACCACCGATTTCGTCACCCTTTCAACTGACCTGGCATCGTTCAATAACACAAGCCCTGAAGAGGCCGTTATGGCTATCGGTGCGGCGTTGCGCGGTGAATCTGAACCGCTGCGCCGTTACGGCGTTTTGCTCAACGATGCAGTGTTGAAACAAGAGGCAATGACGCTTGGCATTTATGACGGCAAAGGCGCACTAACCGCACAACAAAAAGTGTTGGCAGCACAGTCCGCAATTTACAAGCAAACTAATGATGCGCAAGGCGACTTTATGCGCACTAGTGACGGCTTGGCAAACAGTCAACGCACCCTGAAAGCGGTATTCGAAGATGCCAAAGTCGCAATGGGTCAAGCATTTTTAAAGCAAGCCGAAACAGCCACAAAAAATGTTTTATTTCTTTCACAGGCGTTAGAAGCAATACCAACACCAACAGGCCAAGCAAACACAAAAATTAAAGAAACCACAGGCTTGCTTAAAGCAATGCAAAACCCGCTTTCACAAGCATGGTATTTGTTAACGAAAACCCGTGAAGCATTCGAAGGCACTTCAGGTGCAACAGGTGCATATAACGAAGATTTGCGCCGAAGCGCACAACAAACAATGCGCATGGCAGACGAAGCGGGCATCTTTAATAAAAAGTTCAAAGAAACTGAGGACACTGTTGGCGGTGCAAAAAAAGAAGTTGAATCCTACGCCAAAGCTTTGAAAGAGGGTTTAGGCAACGCGCTAGATGATGCAAAAGATGCGTTAGATGATGCGAAAACAGCGTTCAATGATTTCGCTACAAGTATTGCTGACGGAATTAAATCGGCGTTTAGTTTTGCTGATGCGCAAGCGGCAGGCGAAGAAACAGGCGCAGGGTTTCTTGACGGTTTGCGAACACAGGTTGCCGGAATTGTTGAATATTCGCGCCGCATACAAGAACTGTTGGATAAGAATTTAAGCAAGGAAGCGTTAGCGAAAGTTTTGGAAGCGGGCGCGGTTGCTGGTTCGGCTATTGCGGCTGAACTTATTAAAGGCGGCCAGGCGGCAATTGATGAAACAAACGCGCTGGTTGATTCGGCTAATGGTGCGGCTGAAAAAGTTGGTATGAATGCGGCCGCTAAGTGGTATCAGGGCGGTATCGATTCCGCGCAAAAAATGGTGGATGGCATTCAGGCTGAACTAGACAAACTGACACCCAAATTGATGGCAAAAATGGATGCGCTGGCCGCGAAAATGAAACGCACAGTTGACATTGATGTCCGTGTTACCGAAACAGTTAACAAAGTTGTTGCGACTATTGCGTCAGGTCAAATACCTAAAATGGCTGAGGGTGGCATCGTGTCGCGCCCAACGCTTGCCCTCATCGGTGAGGCTGGCCCTGAAGCCGTAGTTCCATTATCAAAAATGGGCGGCGCAGGTGGTGGCGATGTGAACATAAACATTACAGGTGGACTTGCTACTAGTGCCGAAATTGGTCAATCCGTTGTTAACGCGTTGCGCGCCTATTCGAGAAGCGCAGGGCCGCTTGCCCTGAACATTGCCTAATGGCTGGATTCCCAGTCGTTAACGCGGGCAATTACGACCTGCAAATTGACACAGGTTTTAATGTTGACGCATTCACTTTAGATGACGCAGTGAAAGGCGTTTTAGATAATCCTGTTTATGTGCTAAATGGAACTACACAATTTGCGTCAGTGCTGGAATCAACACAATCAATAATCGTTAAACGAGGTCGCCGCGACATTGGTGACACATTCAGCGCAGGAACAATGTCATTCACCATTTTGGATGTCAGCGGAATATTTAATCCTTTTGATGAAAATTCACCATTTTGGGACACAAACCAAAGTGTTCCAGGACTTGCGCCAATGCGCGAAGTGCAGTTAATTCGTTACGACAACACAGACACCCCCGAATATCTTTTTCGCGGTTATGTCGTCAATTATGATTACAACTTTGAACTAGGCGGATTAGATACCGTCACCGTATTTTGTGCAGACCAGTTTTATTTGTTATCGCAAACATATATGGATGAATTCAACCCATCAGCTGAAATGTCAGGTGCGCGATTAAACACAGTTTTGAGCCTGCCTGAAGTTGATTTTCCCACTGGAGTGAGCAGAAACATTGCAACAGGAACAGTTGAACTAGGCCATGATGCGTCTTACACCGTTAGTGCTGGAACAAATGTTTTGAGTTATGTTTCACAAATAAACGACACCGCAGAATTCGGGCGCGTGTTCATGTCTCGCGAAGGCGTGTTCACTTTCCAAAATCGAATTTCAACAACACTTTCTGCGCCAGCAGCAGATTTCCACGATGATGGAACAGGAATTCCCTATTTCGGTTTAGGCATATCTTTCGAAGCGGATGCTGTAATCAATAGAAGCGTGGTCACAGGATTAGATGGGACTACATCCACGGCGCAAAACACAACTTCAATTGCAACTTATTTTATTCAAACTTCAAGCATTACAAACAGTTTGCTACATGAACAAACATCAATAGACACCGCCGCCAGTTACCTTTTAAATCCTGACCCTGAAGCCCGATTCACTTCAGTCGAAACCGCATTCATGGCATTAACTACTGCCCAACGCGACACCGTGGCCGTCATTGATATTGGCGACACCATCACCATCGAAAAAACATTTCCTAGCGGTGCAGGAACAACGCAACTTGCCCAGGAACTATCTGTTGAAGGAATTGAACATTATTTGGACATTAGTTCAGGCCACAGAATTTTGATTAGCACAGCCCCAACGACCGTTGTCTATGAACTTATATTGGATAACCCAACATATGGCACACTAGACGGCCTGAATGCTTTAGGATAAAACACATGGCAGTACGCGAAACCTTTACAGTTGGCCAAATTTTAACGGCCGCCGAATGCACGAATTTAGCAACAGCGATGATTGCGTTGAATGCGCAAACTAACACTAGTTACACTGTTGCGCTTAGTGATGACGGAAAACTAATAACCTGTGATGCTGGCGCTTCAAATGTGACGCTAACAATCCCACCAAATGGAACGGTTGCATTCGGTATTGGAACTCAAATCAACATCATGCAACTAGGAACGGGTCAGGTAACAATTAGCCCAGGTGCAGGTGTAACCATTCGTTCAGCGGGAAGCAAACTAAAAACTAAAGAACAATACGCAGTGGCAACGGTTGTAAAAATTGCGTCTGATACTTGGGTTGCGGTTGGCAACCTTTCCGCTTAAACCATGCAGATTTTGGCTGGCGTAGGCGCTGGAGTTTCTACTACAAGCATTGATGTTTTGGTAGTTGCGGGCGGTGGCGGTGGTGGTTCTTATGGCGGTGGCGGCGGTGGCGGTGGTCAACGCTCAGCGACATCGTTTTCAGTGACACCCAATACGAATTACACGGTGACGGTCGGCGCGGGTGGTGCTGGTGGCGTAACTTCCGCAAATGGAACTAAAGGTTCAGACAGTGTTTTTAGCACCATTACTTCCACTGGCGGCGGTTTTGGTGGCGGATACAACGCAGTCGGTGGCAATGGCGGAACGGGTGGCGGCGGCGGTATGGGTGACAGCGGGGCAACCGTAACGGCTGGAACAGGCAACACACCTACACAATCACCGTCACAAGGAAACAACGGTGGCAACGGTTCAACTGCCGCTGGATTACAACGCGGCGGCGGTGGCGGCGGTGGTAGCGGTGCATCGGGTGTAATCGGAAGTAACGCGGTTACGGCAACTGGCGGAAATGGCGGTGCAGGTACATCAAACAGCATTACGGGAACTTCAATCCAACGCGGCGGCGGTGGCGGCGGTGGCGTAGATGACCGAGCCGTCGGCGAAGTGCCAGGTTCGGGCGGTGCAGGTGGCGGCGGTGCAGGTGCGGCGTTAGGAGTCGCTACGGCAGGAACAGTAAACACAGGTGGCGGCGGTGGCGGCTCAGGCTATTCGGCAGATTGGGGAACTGGCGGTGCGGGTGGTTCAGGCGTTGTGATTATTAAATACTCTGATGCATTTGATAGCGCGGTAGTTACGGGCTCACCAACGATAGTTGTTAGCGGCGGATTTCGCATTTACACATTTACTGGCACAGGAAGCATTATTTTCTAATGGCTTATTTTGCACAAATAAACAATGAAAATGTAGTACTAGATGTCATTGCGGTAAATAACGCCGAAATAGATAATTTGCCATTTCCTGAAAGTGAACCAATTGGCCAAGCATTTATCGCATCATTAAGCATTGAAGGTTTATGGTTGCAAACATCATTTAACGGAAATTTCCGTGGTCGTTTTGCTGGAATAGGTTTTTTATATGAACCAACTTTAGGCGACTACGGGCAATTTGTAGATTTAACACCGCCGCCCCCAGGCCCGCCGTTAGCGCAATGACATGGCAACTGAAATTGTGGTTTCTATCATCGGTGGCTGTTTCCTTGTATTGGTTGCACTCATTGGGAAAATCGGCGCAGACAACAAAAAAGACCACGGAACAGTTCACCGAACATTAGGCCGCATTGAACAAAAAATTGACGGACACATCGAGGGCCACAAATGAGAAAACAAGATAAAGCAATGCTGGCAAGTTATGCGCGTTCACTTATTGGCGCACTTGTCGCTGTGTATTCGACAGGAACAACTGACCTGCGTGATTATGCAAAAGGTGCAATTGCCGCAATTATTCCGCCTGTTATGCGTTGGGTAAATAAAAACGATAAAGGTTTTGGGCGTGACAGTTCCGCACAAGCATAAAGTTATTTTGCCAACAATCGTTAAACATTGTCGCGCTGGCGAAATCCCGGCAAACATGCTGGTTGATGTAAAACCCTTTGGAAAACTACTGTTTTGCGCGGCTGATGCGTGGCAAGCTTTGAAAGAACGCGCACACAAAGAAGGCATCACAATTTTTAAGCCGACTTCACAAAATGACACATATAGGTCAATTACTTTGCAACTGCAAGCATGGAACGCACGCATGACAACAGTTCCAATTGAAGGCGTAAAACCAAAATTGTTTAACGGAAAAAACTGGTACTTGAAACCAGGTAACGCACCAATTGCACAACCTGGAAAGTCACATCACAACTGGGGCATTTCGGTAGATGTGTTTCAAGCATCAGGCGAACGATTTGAATTTATGAAAGCGCATTGCCTGGAATACGGGTTCAGTTGGGAATTGGATTCCGAACCGTGGCACATTAACTATTTTGTAGGCGACAAAGCTCCTGAAGCAGTCAGGGCATGGAAAGCCGCCAAATCCTTGCAATAGCCTTTCAGGTGTCTTAGGGTGAAATCACCCGATGAAAGGAATGTTTACTTATGACCTTTACCGCACCCAAAATACTTGCAGGGGTGATTTCTGCTCTTTTAGGGTTTACGGCCCTCGTAGGGCCTCAGAATGCCCAATCCAGCCCGTCTAGGGTTACTTTGGATGTTGCCCCGTTTTTAATAGAACCCTCAACCACTACTTCAAGCACGCTTTACATTGACCCTTACGCGACACCTGCCGCCCAGTTCGCCGCATTGGCCGTAAACCTGGGCTGGCCCGTTGAGGAATATGACACCCTGGTCAAAGTGATTACACGCGAAAGCAACGGGGTAGCCATTGCACACAACAGCAATGACCCTATGGGTGGCAGTTATGGCCTCATGCAAATAAACGGTTTTTGGTGTCGCGGCGCGAACAGTTATTTACAAAAAGCGGGCTTGTTGACATCATGCGAAATGTTGCTAGACCCACAAATTAACTTGCGTGCTGGCCTCATAATTTTTACGCGTTCGGGCTGGTCGCCGTGGAGAACCGCAAAATGAGTGAAGGCGTTGCATGGAATCAGGGCGAATTAAGCGAAGAGACAAGGAAAATGGTTTTGGAATCAAAAGCAATGATGAACCACCAAATGGCTGTATTTAATCTGTTAGACGAAATCGCGCGCCCGCATCATGCGCCGCGCAAATACCGTGACGACCACCTAATCCGTGGCCTACGCAACATGTTGATTGACTTCCAACTCAGTGGCCAGGATGACTACGCCGAATGTGTTATCTTGACAATCGAAGCCTTAAACGGCCAAGTAAAACCCGACTAAAAAGGAATTCCCGACATGAGCGAACAATACGAAATGTTCACATCCACCATTGGTTTAGGTGGCCACAAAACAAAAGTGGCAATAGACTATCCAACCGTTGCAGTGCGTCACGATGCTGGCGATACATCACGCGAAGCCGCTGAAAGCGCAAAACCGTACGCTGGTAAGCAACGCGAACTAATTCATTTTTGGATTAAGTGGGCGGGCAAATCCGAGGCAAAAGGCATGACCGCCGATGAAATTTCAACGCTGTTGTTGTTACCTGCACAATCGGTTTCTGCACGCATTAACGGCCTGCACAAAGACGGCTACATCGTTGATAGTGGTTTACGCCGCAAAACCCGTTACGGCCGCAAAGCAATTGTGTGGGTGGCTTGCTGATGGGATTCGACCTTTCCAACTACGAAACAGTTGAATCACGCCTGGCGCGTTGGTGGGCCGCATACCCTAACGGCCGCATTTATACCTGCATGATGAACTACACAGGCGATGTGTGCGTCTTTCGCGCTGAACTGTACGCAAACAAAGACGACAAAGACCCAATTTCAAGCGGTTACGCCGAAGAGGTAAAAAGCGACCGCGGCGTTAACGCAACATCGTTTGTGGAGAACTGTGAAACATCGGCTATTGGTCGCGCAATTGCGAACTGCCCAATTCAGTCAACGGGTCATGGCCCTAGACCGTCACGGAACGAAATGGAAAAGGTGCAACGCCTAACACCAACCGACCCAGTTGATACCAGGGAAACGCCTGTGCATATACCCCGCGGTGCATTCGCTACACCTAAACAAATTGGTTACATAAAGAAACTGGCTAAGGATGCAGGTTTAGACGATTTACGGCTATTGGAATTGATACAGCGCACACTGAACAGCGATGAAGCGGTTTTGGAGTTGCTGAAGTCGCATGAAGCAAGCGCGGTAATTGCGGTGCTGAAATGACCGAAGCAGAATTAAAAGATGTGCTAATTAGCGTCGCGCGCCGTTATGGCTGGTTGGTGCATCATGATTTGCCAGCGCAATCATCACGCGGCCATTGGGCAACCCATGTTCAGGGTGACACAGGTTTCCCTGATTTGGTGTTACTGCACCCGTCTAGCGGGAAACTGTATATTGCTGAACTGAAATCAGATAAAGGCAAACTAACGCCAGGGCAAAAGCGTTGGCTTATGGCATTTGAGAACGCTGGAATATATAACACTGTGCTTAAACCGAATGACATGGAATACGCGCTTTACCTGTTAACAAATCATCACATTTAAACAATCGGCTAGTCGCATGGCTGTACACCTGTCGCAAGGTGCGGGGCGTAAACAGGGAAACCTGGGTAGATGGTCGCGCACTGAAATATGCAATACGAAATGGTTCAGTCGAAGCGACCAGGCGAGGTGTAAACAATCATCATTGAAATGCGAGGGAACTGGTTAGGGCAACCCAGTGGGTGGGGCAATCATCCCTGTCTCTTGCATTACGCTAAACAAACAACAGTGAAACAAAAGAAAGCAACCACGATGAACCCGACCAACCAGCCCCCCGCCCTGCCATTACCAAGCCCGCTTGCGGGCGCGGTAGCACAAGCCGAAGGCGCGTGAGATGCCACGCCAACACACAACAAATGACAAGGCCTATGCCCAAGCGCGTAAACGCTTACTTGCTGAACATCCTGACTGCCATTGGTGCGGCGCACCCGCGACCGAAGCCGACCACCTCATTGCATATGTCGAAGGTGGCGAAGATATTGAAAGCAACCTCGTAAGCGCATGCAAGCCGTGTAATGCAAGGCGCGGCGCACAACTAAAAAACAAACGCAACACACAAAACATAAATCAACGCAAAAAAATATTAGATTCAAAAAAAAATTCTGAAAATGTTTTTTTATCAGCACAGGCAAGCC